GGCCTACGATGACTCGCTGGGAAATACGCGCTATCCCTGTGAAGGGTCGTACTTCGCGGTGGACGTTGCCGATTATGAACTATGAGGACCTTGAAATTGATGGTGTGAAATATACCCGTGATCCTTTAGCGGTATGTAATGCGCTCATTAGTCTGGTAGAGAATAGTACAATTTTCTCGTTGCAGGAATCTGGTCAGGCATATCAGGTTCATGCACGGAAGTTTGTGTGGCAGCCCGAAAAACTGTCCATTAATGGCAGGGCTTGGGAAGGCATGTTTACTCTAGTGGTGGAGGAAGTTCAGTGAGGCGTGAATATCAGGGCGCTGCTGCTCCCGCTCAGTTGACTGCCAATCTTGCCGCTTCCGCTGGGGCATTGAGTATTTCGTGTACGTCGCTGGCTAACTGGCCTACTGGAAGTATCGGCCCGTTCTATGTGGTTATTGACCGGGGTGAGACTAACGAGGAGAAGATTCTTTGCGTCTCCCGTGCCGGTAACACTCTCGCTGTCTATAACTCGGGTGGGGTGAATGGTCGGGCAGCGGATGATACTTCCCTCACGGCCCATAACACTAACGCTGTCATCGAGCATGTTTTTACCGCTACTGACGCGGATGAGGCGAACCTGCACACAAATACGTCTTCGCTTCACGTAAATGCGGGTCAGGCCGCTATAAATGTGTGTACTTCAAGTACCCGTCCGGCCAGTCCAGCGGCTAATACGGTGATTTTGGAGACTGATACACAAAACATGTACGTGTATATTAGTGGCAGTTGGGCATTGATTTCACCTAACCCAACTGGTATTACTTATTCGAATATTCTGCTGCTCGGAGGAATGTAATGGCTACAACTATTAAACGCCTTGGCGCCATCGCCTCCAGCGGCGTCATCGGTACAGCGGACACGCTCTACACGGTTCCATCCGCTACCGGAACTGTTTTGTCCACGATTGTGGTGTGCAACACTGCTGCCACGCCAGCGACATACCGCATCTGCATCAACACGACTACCTCGTTTGCGGCAGCGGGCTACATCGCCTACGGCGGAACCGTCGCAGCAAACGACTCCGTGTACATCACGGTGGGAGCGACGATGGATGCGACTAATAAGTATCTGCTGTGTTCGGCGTCCGCTAGCACAGTGTCGTTTTCCGCGTTTGGGACGGAGACTGCCTGATGACTGTTTCGCGTTTGAAGTATCCGACGTTCTTTAACATGAACGCTTCTCTTGGGGGACGGGCGTCTGGCGGAACGATCACTACTTCTGGCTCTTACACTATCCACACGTTCTCCGCTGTTGGCGGTGACTCGTTCGTTGTCAATGACGCCACCCTGTTGGTGGATGTTCTGGTTGTGGGTGGCGGCGGCTGCGGTGGCGGTATCGCTTCTGCTCTTGGCGCTGGCTCGGGTGGTGGTGGCGGCGGCGGTGGCGGTGTCATCTATGCCACTAGCGTCAGTATTAGCGGTGACCGTTCATATTCTGTGAATGTTGGGGCGGGTGGAGTCGGCACGACCTACAACGACGGAACAGTTGTTGGCTATAGTTTTTGTGGCGGTCCGGGCGGCTACTCAATGTTTGACCGGTACATTGCGCCCGGTGGTGGAGGCGGTGGTACTTACGCTAACAACACCAATACTTTGCCTTATCAGCCTTTGTATCCAACGATGGGTGCGAGTGGTGGTGGCGCTGGTCAGGGCGGAAACAATTATGGCCAAGCCGGTGGTTACGCCTCTGGTACCTACGCTTCATCGCCAGCGGGAACGCTTCTTGGATACAACGGCGGTACCGGGCTTTATCGTTATCAAGGTGGCATTCCCGGGTGGGGAAGTGGCGCGGGTGGCGGTGGTGCTGGTGGAGCCGGTGGAAACGCGACTGGCACTGTCGGTGGTGCCGGTGGAAATGGGTACGCATGTTCGATTTCCGGTTCTTCCGTAACTTACGGAGGAGGGGGCGGAGGAAGCGGAAGTAGCGGCGCTGGTGGTGCAGGAGGAAGCGGAGGTGGCGGCGCTGGGGCTGCTTCTAGCGGAACTGTTGGTACTCCCGGCACTAATGGCCTTGGCGGTGGCGGTGGCGGCAATACAAATGCCGCTAATGGCTCCGTTGTGCCCGTCGGTGGCTCCGGCGTTGTCATTGTCCGATACCTCACATAGGTGGTTGTATGAACGCGCATTTTGCTCAGATTGAGACAGGGACCGTGGTGTGGCTCGTAGTAACGAGTTACGATACTAGCGATAACGCAGATACTTTCTGCAACGACGAGCGTATGAATGCTATTGGCGTGCTTGGTGAGTGGCGTCAGTATTCGCCTACGGGTGCGTATCGGGGTAAGACTCCGGTAGTTGGCGATCTGTTTGATGAGGTAGCGGATCAGTTTGTGAGTCCGGTGTCGTAATGCCTGACTGGTTGGACACCCCCGGAGAAGTAGTAACGATCATCGCTATCGTTAGCGCTTTCTTTGGGAGTTTGTTCTGGCTGATTGATGCTCGTATAGGCAAGGTTCTGCATGAGGTGACCCCGAATTCGGGGAAGTCTTTGCGGGACGCGGTTGATCGTATTGAGAATAAACTTGATACCCATATTCAATGGCATTTGGAGCGGACGAATGAGTAAGTGGCTGGCTAAGGCTAAGAACCGTATGTGGCTGTACCGGGTCGCTCTTGCTGCTGTGCCGTTGCTGGTGGCGTATGGGGTGGTGTCTGGGGATAAGGCTCCGCTGATCATTGCCGCTATTGGTGCGGTCCTGACTCCAGCGGTTGCGTTGGGGAATATTACGCCGGATGCTTCTGATGGGAACTAGCCTGAATGGGTGGCCCGCTGTTCCTCCGGCGTTGGCTCCGGTTAAGTTGCGGACGATCACGGTTCCGGGGACGAAGCGCACGGTTCGTTTGGCTAAGGGATGTGCTGCACTTTTTGCTGCATTCTTAGCGGATTGGAATGAGGAGATGCCGCCCCGGTTGAAGTTGGATAAGGGGCCGCTGGATGGTTGGAATTATCGGGCTGCTCGGGCTGCTAACGGTTTCTCAAACCATGCGTCTGGGACAGCGATTGACTGCCGGTATGACGTTCTGAAGGCTGATGATAAGGCTCATATGACTAAGGCTGAGGTTGATACGTTAAAGCGTATCTTGGCCCGGTATGTGACCGCTGATGGTCACCATGTCCTCGCTAATGGGTACAAGTGGGGCAAAGTAGACGAAATGCACACAGAACTTTCCCAGAGTTGGGATCACAAGAATGGCGCGTTGCGCAACACGCAACAGAAGGACGTTGATGAGGTTGTTGCTCGCCTGCATATTGATAAGAACGGCGTCCGCCCGAAGTAACTGTTCGTCTACTTGCTGCTGTAAGTTAGCGTGTAGTGCTATCACTTGAGTAACGTTGATGTACATTTCTCCCTAGGATCACACCTACGGAGGAAACATGGGCTTGCTAGACAGTATCCGTTCTGAGCAGGACTCCAGCCACATAGGTCCACAGTGCTCTATCTGCAAGTTGCTCGTTGAACTAGAGGCCAAGGACAAGGCCGACCTTCAAACCGCTCTAGATGACTTGTCTATTTACGGGACCGTTATTGCTCGGGCTTTGAAGAAGTCAGGGCATGAGGTCACTCAGTATCAGGTGCAGCGGCATAGGCGTCGTGATTGTGTGAAGAAATGAGTCTTGAGCAGGAGTTGACAAGCCAGCAGGAAATAGAAGAGTTGCGTTCCATTCTGGTTCGGACTCAGCGCCAGTTGGCTGCCAGTAAGTCCCGCTCAGACCATTTGTCCTCGCTGGTCATAGAGGCCGCTAGGGACGCCGTTTTTGTCCGCCCCCTAGGAAAGATACCTGCCCCGCCTAAAGAGCGCCGTAAGACCCCTTCAGAGGCCGCCTTGTGGCATCTCACGGACTGGCAGGGAGCGAAAGTCACACCGTCCTACAATTCTGAGGTTATGCACAAGCGCGTCCACAGATTTGTGGACAAGGCCCACAAGATCACCGAACTCCAGCGAGCCGCCCACCCAGTCGAAGACTGCTACATCCTCCTCGGCGGGGACATGATTGAGGGACTGTTCAACTTCCCCACCCAGCCATACGAGATCGACGCCACCCTATTCGGCCAGTTCGTCACCGTATCCAACCTCCTCGTAGAGGTCGTCCGCCGTGCCCTGTCTATTTACCAGACAGTAAATGTTGTCGCTGAGTGGGGCAATCACGGGCGACTTGGGTCAAAGCGGGACGCTGTGGTCAAATCGGACAACGCCGATCGAATGACGTATGAACTTGCCCGACAGATACTCATGTCGTCAGGGGAGAAGCGGCTGATCTGGGACGATTGCCCAGAAGACATCCAGCGGGTCCAGATCGGAAACTACAGGGCACTACTCATTCACGGTGACGAGATCGGAAGGAACGGGTACGCAAGTGGTAACACCATCGTCAACCACGTTAACCGGTGGCGGTCAGGTTCCTATAATTGGGACTTCCGTGACGTATACGTCGGCCACTACCACACCCACTACCAATCCTCCCTCGCTGACGGAGCAGGAGCGGTCTACGGGACAGGATCAACAGAATCCGACAACCGCTACGCCTCAGTCGGACTTGCCTCCTCAGCAGTCCCCAGCCAGCGACTCCACTTCATCGACCCAGAACGTGGACGAGTCACTGCCCAGTATCAAGTGTGGCTCGATGACTGACATTGTTGCTGAGCGGGCAGGGAACTACGGTGATCCGACAGCGAACATGCAGCGGACTGCTGATCTGTGGTCTTCCTACCTTGAGATGCCAATTACGGCTCACGATGTTGCCATGTGCATGATCCTTGTGAAGTGCTCTCGCGCCAAGGTCAGCCACCTGAGCGACAACTACACGGATATTGCCGGTTATGCAGGGATAGCGGACAGCGTTTGGGATGAGGACTGATGGCTAACAAGAACCTTATTGCCCGGATCACTTACGGTGAACTGAAGGTAGAACTGATCGCTGAAG